TGGGTATTACTACACCGCAGCTATACAAACACCAGGTACACTATGGACTTGGGGTAATAATAGTTTTGGTCAACTGGGCAGTAGTAACACAACACATAGATCTAGTCCAGCACAAGTTGGTGCGTTGACCACATGGACACAAGTTAGTTGTGGATACTATAGTACACTGGCAACACAAAGCAATGGCACACTATGGACTTGGGGTAATAACAGTTATGGTCAATTAGGTCAAAATGATAGTACTAACCGTTTTAGTCCAGTACAAGTAGGCACATTGAGTAATTGGTCTCAACTTAGTAACGGAGCCGCATTCTTAGCAGCCATACAAAGCAACGGAGTATTATCACTATGGGGTAATAATAGTTATGGTCAACTAGGTTATGCTGCTGTGGTCGCTCCGCTTCAGGTGTCTACACAATCAATTTGGTCGCAAGTGGCTTGCGGTGTAAATCATGCCTTGGGTGTTCAAAGTAATGGCAGTCTTTGGGCATGGGGTAATAATAGTTTTGGCCAGTTGGGCACCAGCGATGTAACACATCGTAGTAGCATAACACAAGTAGGCACATTATCCAGCTGGAGTCGCGTGGCCTGCGGATTAGCGCACTCTGCGGCATTACAAAGTAATGGAACATTGTGGGCTTGGGGCAATAATAGTTGGGGTCAATTGGGACAAGGTAACATTACTAACACATCAAGTCCTGTACAAGTTGGCTCCTTGAGCAGATATGTATCAGTATATGCTATGAATTATACTACCTTGGCAGAAACACAATGACCTATAATATAAACAGTAGCCAAGTACTCAATAATAGATATTTTAGTAATTCTACATTTTCCGCAAACAATGCATTGTATGCCTGGGGTAATAACACTTTTGGTCAATTAGGCCTCAGCGATACAACTAACAGATCAAGTCCAGCGCAAGTTGGCACCTTGAACTACTGGACCCAAGTATCCTGCGGATATAATTATTTCTCTCTAGCACTACAAAGTCCAGGAACATTATGGTCCTGGGGAAGCAATTCTTTTGGTCAGTTGGGTGTTAATACCGCGCCTACAAACAATACCTCTAGCCCAGTACGTGTAGGCTCACTAAGCAACTGGCTACAAATAGCAGCTGGTAACGCCCACTGGTTAGCTATCCAAAGCCCAGGCACATTATGGAGTTGTGGATATAATGGATACGGTCAGTTAGGTCTTAATACTTCAACAAATTATTCTAGTCCTGTACAGATTGGCGCTTTGAACACTTGGACACAAGTAGCAGCTGGTAATTACTCTAGTTATGCTATACAGAATACCGGAACACTATGGTCTTGGGGAGTTAATACCTATGGACAGTTGGGTCAAATTAATACTACAAACTATTCTAGTCCAGTACAAGTAGGTACATTGAGCACTTGGACACAGATATCCGTGAATTCTACATCTGCTACTGCTCTAGCAATACAAAGCAATGGTACATTATGGTCGTGGGGCATCAATAATTATGGTCAAATAGGCAATAGCAATACTGTTAATCAATCTAGTCCAGCGCAGATAGGCACTTTATCTCTTTGGACCAGAATCGCCAACGGTGGATATTCAAGCTATGCTATACAAAGCAATGGTACACTATGGGCATGGGGATTGAACAGCCAAGGTCAACTAGGTCTTAACACCACTGTAGGAGTATCTAGTCCGGTACAAGTGGGTACAGCTAGTACTTGGTCGCAGGTAGGCGCCGGCGCACTACAGTTGATAGCTATACAAAACAATGGCACGTTATGGATGTGTGGCTATAACGCCCAAGGTCAATTAGGAAACAATTCAACTACCAACATTTCTACACTCACCCAAGTAGGGTCACTAAATAAATGGAACTTTGCTACAGGTGCTTGGCAGATTTTGGCACAGCAAATTCCTTAATTTAGACAGGTGATTAATGAAACAACTTATTATTGACAGCGGGTTTTACAACGATCCCGAGCAAATGAAGACACTCTTCGTGAATCTTGACTTTGTAAAGAATGAAAACATGTTACAAGGCAAGATATGTCCCATGCAGTTTGCCAATGATGACATGTTACGGCATATCCAGAATATCATTGGAGTACCAGACAATATCTCCGCATTTGAATTTGTTGCAGGATCCGGCACATTTATCAGTAACCAAGCAGATGAATTGCCGGCCAGATCAGTTTGTATCCAATATCCGGAGCCTAACACACAATGGGTAGGCGTTGTATCTCTAAACAAGTCTGAAAAACCGCATTATTTGAAATTCTACAAACACAAGCGTACAGGTTGGGACCATGTTTCCATGGATCCAGAAGAGTTGTCCAAAGAGAAATTGTATTCCTATGAGCACATCGAAGCATTCATGGCTTTTGAAAATAATAATTGGGAAGATAAATGGGAAGAAACTAGCCGCGTTGAGTTAAAACCTAACGAATTGGTGTTGTTTAGACCTTGGATGTTCCATTCTTACAATGATGTTTTTGGTGATAGCCAGCAGACAGCCAGACTTCTCCAATTCTTCTTCTTAAAACCTACACAAGACTTGACAACTAGCCAAGAACCAAGTACAATCTAATTAGAAGTATCTAAACGGAAAAATTATCATGGAAAATATTCATTTCATCTCTGGCCTTCCACGTGCGGGCACAACATTATTATCTTCAATCCTTAAACAGAATCCAAAATTTAATAGTTCGATCTCAGGACCACTTGCTCGGTTTTATAGAGCTATCATCGAAGAATCACAATCACAAGGCGGATATCGTTTTCAATGCCCCAAAGAAAAACGCAAAGAGTTGATACACTCTGTTACAGACACATATTATAAAGATAGTGCGCCAACAGTATTTGATACTAATCGGGGTTGGACATATCTAACTCCAATGCTAGCTGATTTATATCCCAAGGCCAAGACTATTGTTTGTATCCGTAGTATTCCTTGGATCATCGACAGCTTTGAAACATTGTTTGCCAAAAATCCATATGATGTTCCCCTTATGTTTCCACAAGGTGCTGGCGTTAGTGTTTATAGTCGTGCCAAGTACTTGACAGATCCTTCGGCATTCGTAGGATTTGCCTATGACGGTGTCAAGCAAGCCATGTTTGGACCTAACAAAGAAAACATCATGGTTGTACAATACGACCAGCTGGCTAAAAATCCTAAACTAGTAATGAAGAAGATCTATGAATTTATTGGCGAGCCGTGGTATGAACACGACTTTGACAATGTTCAAGGCGACTACGACGAGTTCGACACTGACATGAATATCAATGGATTACATCATGTACGCCAGAAGGTACAGTATAAAGAGCGTCAGACTATATTGCCAGGAGACTTATTCAATCATCTCGAGCAGATGGATTTCTGGAAACATCTTAAATGATAGGTAAGCCCCGTAGGAATGTGTTGGTATCTGCAGAATGTGGCACACTATTAGTCAATAGATTTGATTACAATCCAGCAAATAACTTTGGGGTAGGGCAGTTTATACTAGACAAAGGGATCGACTGTATGGTCCCTGCTTACATATTAAAAAGATATTTTACAGACATAGCTAATCCCGTAGTAATAGATGTAGGATCTAATATAGGTGTATTTGCTCTCCAAGCAGCACAACATGTGGAACAATTTAACGGCTATGTCTATGCCTTTGAACCACAGGAACAACCATTCTATCTTAACTGTGCTAACTATGCCTTGAACAATATCGACAATGCTAGAGTAGAACGATTAGCAGTTGGCGATACAACCAAGCCAATCACCATACCCAAAATTAATTACTATCAACCTTCTAGCTTTGGTAGTGTGGGATTGACTGGCGAATATGACGGAGATGTAGGACAAGAATTAGATTTTGGCAATGGTGATCAGGTACCCCAGATCATCATCGATGAATATTTTAAAGATATCGGTAATATTGTATTCGTAAAAATAGATGTAGAAGGCATGGAGATGAATGTCTTAAAAGGCTCCATGGAAACTATCAAACGGAATCGTCCTTTCTTATTTGTAGAATATACTAAACAACCAAATAACGGCAACGACTTGAAAGAATTTATTGAGGCCTTGGATTATACAATATATATTACACATCAAGATTTTGTTTGTATTCCAAACGAAAGAGTTGATACAAAAATACAAGAGATATTAAACGAATTATGATGACTGATCATGACGCTGTAAAACAAACTATAGAAATCTTCACCCGCACTGATTTATTAGATGAGATAGTCACTCTCTTAGAGACTTTTGAAAAACACAAAGTAGTACCAAACGATTTACTGGGCAATGATTTATATTGTTTTGGGTATAACAAAGCCAAAAAATTCCTTAAATCCATCGAATATGGAGAAAGGGCGTTAGAGCAGGCCAAGTCTATTGAAGAAAAACTAGCAGTATCAGCAAACTTGGCCAAAGTATATCTATCGGCTAACAAGCCTACCAAGGCGGTGTCAGCATTTAAGTTTATGTCTAATAATATAGACATGGGTGCTGAAGGCATGTTAGATCTTTCAGCGGCATTATTTGCCTGTAATAGAAAAGATGAATCCTATGAGATACTGAAAAATATAGAAAAAGATCTATGGAAGTATGATGGTACCATGGCCGATTCTATATTATTCAACATGGGTGTACACTATATAGCTCAAGGTGATTTTAAAACAGGCATGGAACATCTCTCAATAGGCCGTAAATTAAAAGTATTCGGATCATATTCTAAGGTCACAGATGGATTACCAGAGTGGGATGGCAAGCCACGCCCAGGCAAACATTTATTATTTGTAGCAGAGGGTGGCATCGGTGACGAAATTATCAATGTAAGATTTGTTAAAAATATCTTAGCCATGGGTATGACCTGTTCTATAATGTCAGTACATGGCATTACCAGCGTTTATAGTCATCTTGGATTTACTAAGATGATCAATACTAGCCAATACAACAAACGAGATTTTGACTACTGGACTCCAATGATGGATTTACCAAAGACATTGAATCTTGACGCTGATCAATTATGGACTGGTCCTTACTTAGAAGCCAAACCAGAATATATAGAAAAGTACAAAAATTCTATCACTGGTGATTATAAAGTAGGATTACGCTGGGCAGGCAATGCCAGATATGACCATGAACTACATCGAACATTAAATCTACAGAGCATGATAAATGCCATGCCAAAAGACAATGCGTGGTCCTTGTACTCCATACAGCGTGATGTGGGCATGGACCAATTAAAACAGAATCCCCGTGTCAAAGATCTCAGTTTGGAACTCAAAACATTTGACGACTTGTTGGGAATCATGTATAATTTAGACTTAATCATCACAAGTTGTACCTCTGTGGCACATGCCGCTTGTGCCATGGGCAAGAAAACTATTATCCTAGTACCAATTATGGAATATTATACTTGGGCAGAAGGTAAGCCAACAGCTAGTTGGTATGGCGACAATTTAAGATTGATTAGACAGGTAACTCCAGAAATTTGGAAAGAAGCATACGCAGAATTAAAAGAAGTACTCAAGGACATCGAATGAAAAAAACTATTGGATTCGTAACATCGGGATTAAAATTTAACGGACATACTGTTAATGAAAAAGCATTAGGCGGATCTGAATCAGCACTGATCTACATGGCTAGAGAAATGTTCAAGCTGGGCAATGATGTAGTAGTATATTGCGAATGCGATGTCCCAGGTTGGTACGATGGCGTGGAATATCGCACAGTAGATCAATACACCAACGATAACAAAGCACAGTTTGATACATTAATTGTAAGTAGATTTACAGATTTCCTAGCACTACCAGTTGACAGTAAGATGAATATCCTGTGGTGTCATGATATCGATACTAATAATTTTAGAGATGCAATAGGTTGTACTGACAGAGTATTTTGTCTTAGCGAGTTCCATAAGTCTTTATTTGTTAAAAACTATGACATTGATCCGACAAATTATGTATGGAAGACTTCTAATGGATATGATCAAGAGATTGTTACAGAGTATGTACCATACGAACAGAAGAAAAATAACTATATCTATGCTAGCCGTCCTGAGCGTGGCTTAAAATTATTACTGGAAAAGATATGGCCCGAGATCATCGAGCGTAATCCCGATGCGACCTTACATATCTGTACCTACGAACATTCATTATCACTACCAGAGGATGTTAAAAAGATACACAAAGAAGTAGAAGACCTATTAGAGTACAGTCGTAATATTAAACAGATTGGTCACTTGCCCAAGCGTGAGTTTTATGAATTATTGTCTAATTGTGCTTACATGGTATATCCAACGAACTTCCCGGAGATTTCTTGTATCAGTGCCATAGAAGCACAATACAACGGATGCTTGGTCATCACCACAGATGAATTTGCCATGTCAGAGACCGTAAAGACTGACACTAAAGTCAAGGTCACGGACGACTACGGAACCGTAGACTATGTAACAAAATTCTTAGCACATTTGGACAAGTACCAAGATGATGTATATGAAGCTGAAGTAGCTAAGGCTAAAAAAGCCATACTACCATATGCTTGGGAGAGAGTGGCAAAATCCTGGAACTCCGAGATAGATTTCATGTTCAACAAGAGACATGAAAAATACAAAGACAAAATCCTTGACCAATTGGTTTATAATTCTGACATTGTAGCCGCTTGGAAATTAACAGGTGACCAGAAATATCGCGATATGTTGGATCAAGGCGAAAAAGATAACTTAACTATTTCCGATTTTACTCCTGTAGCCAAAGATGAAGATGCTTATCTTAGCGGTCGGGGAATGAAATTAATCGAGCTAGTCCAGAATGAAATTGAGATGTTCCCTAGCAAAAAGTTAAAAATCCTTGATTTAGGCAGTAATGACGGCATACTTTCGTTACCACTCATGAAGAGATTCGCTGATAATATTGAAGTATTGACTATGTATGATTCGTCTCAGGGTGTATTGGACCATGTAAAATCACAGTACAAAACAAAATACCCGCAGATAAATTATATCGTAGATGATGTAAGAAATGTATTGACTTATGACTTACAACCTGACATCGTACTCGTTGGCGAATTATTAGAACACATCGAAGACACACAACAGTTCCTTGATTTCTTAATGAAACTTGCTAATAAGAATACATTATTTTATTTTACTGTACCCATGGGCCCTTGGGAACACATGGTCAAGAGAAAAAAATTAGAAATACATCATGTACATCACTTTGAATTGAATGACTTACATGCTATATTTAAAAATGTTGACTTGTCTATAGCTAAAAACGCACACAGTACCAAAGGTCGTAAGGGTGAAATGTGTAGCAACTGGATGTTCTGGTTTACAGCTAGCAAGGATGACGACATCGAGTTTGGCTATGTTGACTACGAAGACAAATGGCTCAAGACCAGACCATATAAAACTATATCTACTTGTATGATCGTATGCAACGAAGAAGATAATCTCAGTCGTTGTTTGAAAACTGTTACTGATTTTTCTGATGAGATCATTATTGTAGACACAGGATCAACCGATGATACCAAGTATATCGCAGGTAAATTCACTGACAAGATCTATGATTTAAAGTGGGAAGAAGAGGATGGCCTTGGCAACTTTGCCAGAGCTAGAAACTACTCTATCAGCCTTGCTACAGGGGATTATATCTTTTGGATTGACGCGGATGAACAACTAGAAAATAGTATGGCCCTACAAAAATATATTATCAGCGATTATTACGACGGTATCTTATTGCGTCAAGTACAGGCCATGAGTAAGAAAGCGCATGACAACGGAGTCAATGTGGATGTTATGCATGATAGATTTTTTAGAAACAATATAGGCATTAAGTTCACTGGTGTCATACATGAATATCCTAGTAGAGATGACGAACATTTCCTAGGTTATAAGATGTTCTGGCAGGATCATATCTATGTCACCCACTACGGTCTGGCAAATCAGGAGACATTAAAGCGCAAAGCCATAGGAAGAAACGCTAATCTGATATATAAGAATGTAAGAACATACCCTAAACGAGTATTTGCTAGACACTATATCATGGTGGATTACTGGAGTCAGTTTATCACAGGACATCCAACTCCAGACATGACATGGTTAGAAAAAGGTATGGACATATGGCATAATGACTTGAAGAAATGCGGTGATGATTGGACTATCCGATTGTCGCTGGGAGTACTACAGCATTTCTATAGCTATTGTGCCGCAAATGGTATCGCCTTCAAAGGTAAATTGCCCGAGAAGGTAGCTTTCCAGAATGGAGAAAACGGCGAGATGATAGATTTCTTTGTTGTTGATCCTGAAGAAGAAAGTGATTTTTTCTTGAAATATCTCGCAAATTTCAAGAGACCTTAATTAAAAAGGAAATAAACATGTATTATGCAAAAATAGTTGATGGACAATTTTTAGGTAGAGTTAATGTAGCTGATGAAACACCTGGTGTACATTTTGCCACAGAGCCTACTCCTGAGCAGTTAGCACCATATAATTTAGTAATTGTTTTTGATGCGCCTATACTGCCAACTTACGACCCAGAAACACAAACACTAGCTGAAGTCAATCCTACAGTAGGCGGGGATGGACACTGGTATGCTACTTACGAAGTCGTTGATAAAACAACACCTTAATATTATAAAGGAAAACAATGTCACAGCGTATATTAATCATGGGCCTACCTGGCTCAGGTAAAACTACCTTAGCAGGAGAACTTAAAACGTACTTGGAAAAGCACGGTGATATGAGTTACGGTCGTGCTCTTAATGAACACATTGGTAGTTTTGGCTGCGAAGTAAATTGGTTTAATGCCGATGACATCCGCAGAAAATACAACGACTGGGATTTTTCTAATGATGGCCGTATCCGTCAAAGTATCCGTATGTTCCAGTTTAGTATGGAATCGGGCGGTGATTATGTAATCTGTGACTTTGTAGCTCCTTTAGTTGAAATGCGTAACAACTTCAAGGCCGACTGGACTATCTGGGTAGACACTATCCGCGAAGGTCGTTATGCTGATACCAATGCGGCATTTGTTGAACCTGAACAATATGATTTTAGAATCACAGAACAAAACGCAGAAAAATGGGCAGAGTTTATCGGTCAACACATTATTGATAATCGCCGCCGTCCTCGATTTGACTGGCAGAAAGAAACAGTACAGATGCTAGGCAGGTGGCAACCGTTTCACGATGGACATAAGGCGTTATTTGAAAGATTAATTGCTCGAACAGGACAAGTAGTGATACAAATCCGTGACTGTCAAGGTTGGCAAGGATCTAACCCATTCGCTATAGAACAAGTTAAAAAATTTATCCGTAGAGAGTTAGATCCTGTATATCAAGGGCAGTATGAAATACAAGTAGTGCCTAATATTGTACACATTGGATACGGGCGTGGGGTAGGGTACACTATAGAACAGGAAGTGTTTGATGACGAAACACACGATCAGTGCTACAAAGATTCGTAAAGAGCTGGGCCTTAAATAATAGCGAGACTGCTTGGCGTAGTCTTGTTAAGGCCTATTCTTATCGTTGTTGCGGAACCGTAACTACAATCGTAATTTCTTATGTGATCACTGGCGAATTTATTCTTAGTCTAGGTATAGGTGCTACAGAAATGATTATTAAACCGTTTATTTACTGGTCCCATGAAAGAGTCTGGAGCCGTATTAAATGGGGCAAAAACAATTAACTGGGCATATAATTAACTAAGTAAATTTAACTCCTGACTCGATGGAGTATAAAATCGAGCTGGTGGGTCGGCAAACTCGGTATAATAAAAACAATCAAGCACATTATGTGCTTTTTTGTTGACAAACATTTCGCTAAATATAGATATGGAAGCTAGATATAGAAAAGATTACCCGGGCGAATTTGTTATTTTAGAATCCAAATGGGCCGGTGGTAAAAAACACGAAAAACGCGAATGGATTGAAAATCCTATCATAAATCAACACCTATCTGGTAGAGCCGCAGTTATCGGTAGTAGTGAAAGCAGAGATAGATTTGATTATAAAGTATTAGAAGGTCATCGTGGCGGCTTGTTGGGTTCGTTAAAATTACAAACATACGGCACAGCAAAAATTGCTTTAGATATGCGTTTAGATTTTGCTGTAGATACTGATTACAATAATCTTATTCCTTTGGTCGAAAGCAAATATACAGAAAATAATATTGTATATACAACTAGTAAGAACTGTCTTAAACAGCCAGGCGAATTTTATTTAACACCATTAAATCCACATTTATGTACAGCCGTACTGCCAATATATCTTGCTGCATTCGATGGACATAAAGAAATTTACATGTTAGGTTACGATAAAGAAACAGAGGCTGGACAGTCTGATTGGATTGATCAAGTTACCAGATTAATGAATGCTTATGCTGGCACACTTTTTATTATGGTTGGTAATAAACTGAATATGCCAGATGCTTGGTTGTCTTGCCCTAATACTAAAAACTTAGATTTTAGAGACTTTGTAACTCACTGCGATGTTTGAAGCTGTTGTTGTATAATAGAAATTTTATTTTGTACTGCTTCAAAATTTATAGTTGACCATAACCCCGGATGTAGTGGTTTAGGCCAAGTTCCTGAATCAATCCAAGCATACCCTGAATGTTCGTCATTTAATCTAGGACTAAATTCAGTCGCCACAACACAGAAAAAAGTGTTATAAGCAAATCCACCGTCAGCACTTGTAAATTTCTCCAATGGTATTAATTTAATATAATCGGGCATACTGCCAATTTCTTCTTCGCACTCGCGAACCATGGCCGCCATAATGCTTTCTCCTGATTCCATTTTGCCACCTGGAAGACCCCACGAGTCTGGATGTTTTGGATCATTGCGAACCAAGTACAAATAACGATTGGTCGATTGACTATAGAACCAAATCCCAACAGCGTTGACTATTTTTAGATTATTAGCGACCATTGGCCACCTGGATAGAGACCTTGATATGATTTAACCCAAGTGTCACCTGTCCACTTGTATTGAATTTCGGTTGTGATATTTGTAACATATTGTGTATTTACAGGACTAGATTCAGCACTAAAAGAAACTAGCCATTGACTGCCATCGTACTGAATAATATCATTACGATGTGCTACTAATACCTGGCCACTGGTACCAGTCCATGCTTGTGCGTAACCATTGTCGCTGCCAGTATCGTCGGTTAGCAAATAGCGTTGCCCTACAGCGGCCGCTGGCAATCCATATCCTGGTCCGCTTACTAATGGATTGATAACCGAGCCCACTGGTGACAATGTGTTAGGCGGAATAGATTCTTCGATGATAGTAAACAATAAAAATTGATCATTCGTTGGGTCAAATGCCACAGTACCAAATACTTGGTTGCCATCTTCTTGATTAAGAGCAATCATACTAATACCTGAACGCAATGTTCCATACATGTTGACCACTGGCGTCCAATTTAGATTGCTTGGCTCTACTGGATCAGGCGGCGGTAATTCATTATTTGATTCGTCTACAACTGCTGATCTAGCTAGAATTTGTAATTTGTTTCCAATTAATACAACTTGGTATCCGTATGGAGTGATATACTGACGAGTGCCCAATAACAAATCGTTATTGCGAATAGCATTGACCATGTCACCTTTACCGTCGTAGATGCTGGCAATGATAGTTTCTACAACACCAAGTTTCTTAACTTTAGCAGGTAATGATAACCATACAGGCAAGGCAAATTTAATGGTAGCAATATCAATAGGATCTTCTGTGCCCATGGGAATACTACGACTGCTCCAACCTGTAGATACTAGTTCTACTATACTTAAACTAGTCCAGTCCATAAAACTATCTGAACTTTGTATTTCTAAACTTGGGTTAAACAATGGTAATATTTGTTCTAATAACTGCATTTTTTGATTGGTGTTGCTGGTCCAAATATCTAAGTTAATTGATAATTTATACGGCGCCGGCATATAACGCTCAATTTGAAAAGCGTTACCTTGTGTAGTTTCATATGTTCCTGTGGCCTGATCATACTCACGCTGGCGGATAGATTTATTATCAACATAAGTTGGATTCTGCATGCGTGGACGATCAAAGTCTAGGCCTGTGATATAAAATGTCATCAATGGGGTACTGGGCATATTACTAGCACTATTTTCTTGTAGGATGACTTGTGCTTGTCGAGTAGCATCTCCATAACGCACAGGCACACGATATAATGTGTCGCCGGTGTTAGCAGCTCCTGCTTCGTTGCGACCAAACTCTACTTGAAAGCCTGAAAACATACGAGCAAATTGAATTAGGTAGCGACGTATCTGTTCGTCGAAAAAATATTGTTGCATTATTATCCTGGGGGTCTTGTTTTGCGCGGTAAATTGCCGCCTTGGTTACCATTGTCGGCTTCTGGTTTAAGTAATTCAGACAATGATTGACGGCTTGGTATATTACCTTGATCTGATGTGGATACAGTATATGGATTATTAACAAAGGAACTACGCTGAGTTTTATTCTCGAGTCCCCAGTCGATAGGTGTACGAACATCATCGGATATAGCGGTCCACATTACACCACTGTAACGGAATAAACGATTTGGAAAATAATCTAAACGCAAGCAATAATCTCCTGTATTTGGTCTTGGCGGAAAACTAACACCTGGGGTCACTGGTAATCCATTTGGCGCCATCTTATCGCCAGTTAAGTAGCCCATGGTATAGCCAAATGACTTGGGAGTTTCGCCCTCGCCTTGTTGTGTGTTGTCTACTGTAGGACCTGCTGTATCGGTAAATAATCCTTCGCTACTAGGCTGACCTTCTGGCGTAGTTGGTAAGATATAAAAACTAACATTATCATAACCTGACAATGGGACATCTGCGTTAGCTTGTACTACTAGCGCATCATTGATTGCTAAATCTTTGTTACGGGTACTATTAGCATCGCCTAATGTAGTTGGTTTTACAATTAACGCCCAATAGTTTGGATCAGTGATATCTGTACCAGGCGGAACATTAGCTTTAGCTTCGTAGTATTGATCGCCTGACTTAACTACATCGCCGCGAGGATAAAAATTACCATTGTCCCAGATGTTATCAGGCATGAATGGTTGATCCATGATCTGTTTATATTCTTGAGCATTAACCATTGGGGTGGCTTTGACTCGCCAAGTATGTGGAAGCCAAGTTTGACTGAACCCTTCTGTGGCGTAGCTAGCATCTTGAATTACATAATATTTAGGTAATGCTCTGGTAATATTACTATTCAATGGATAATAATCTTTGAGATTGGGTAATTCAAGAACATCGCCAGCCAT